CTCCTTTCTAGTAACTTACATAACCAGTATTGACAGTAGGGGCAGGGGGAGGGCTTGCCGGAGTGGTAGGTGCAGTCGGAGTCGTATTGTCTGCAATCGTCTCCAGCTCTGTGTTCATATTGTTGAGAACTGTTGAATAATCAGGGATTTCCTTATTTGTAATCGCAGACGCAATCGCCGCCTGCTCTTGCAAATAAGCAATCTGCGTATTCAACACCTCGATTTCGGCCAACGCTTCATTCAGTGTCGTCGGTGTTGGCATTTTTGTTACGAACGACTCTAATGCTGATTGCCTCAATCTCGTCTACGGTATCGACGAGATACTTCCCGAGTTCATAGAGGTCTTTCAGCGTAGGCTCATGCTCTTCATCAGCTTCGTCTCTGTGCTTACAGCAATCACAGTTGTAATCACACTCGCATTCGCTCTCAGGTTTCTTGTCAGCCAGAAGCGCTTCGAGTCTACCGATTTCCGTCTTGAGTTCTGAAATCTCAAACTGCTGTTTCATGTTATCGTTCAAGAGCTGGTTATAATCCTGTGCCGCTTCATTTGCCGCTTTAAGAACAGCATCAAGCGCATGTTTAATGTTACTAATGTCAGCCATCATATTTGTTTCCACCTTTCTAATGTGTTTCGGCCCAGTTGTGGCCGACTTTAAACTCTCCATCCAGAGGGATACGAAAGTGAAAGTATTCCCCTGCTTTACGAAAAGCCTCTACCGCTATTTTGCCTACTTGAGGTTCGAAACCTTTTTTGACAAGTAGCTGGTACTCGTCGTGTACGTGCGCGACTTGCTGTACAAACGGGGCTAATCCTGTTGCTGTGAGGTCGTCCCAAAGGATGCACGTCGCTTTTTTGACAGCAACGGCTCCGGCAGACTGCAAAAGAGTGTTCAACGCGCTGTGCTGACTACGCACAGGCAATCTACGACGGTCGATACCTAACAGGTATCCGCGCTCTTTTGCAACATACTTCACGTCTTCAATCAAGTTCTTCATGGCCGGGAGTGCGCGGAGAAAGGTGTTGCGAAGTTTCTTCCCCTGCACTGCGGCTTCTTCATCTTTAGCACCGACGATTTCACCGAGTTTGGCGTCGCCTGCGCCGTACATGAAAGCATAGATGAAGCGCTTGGCTACTTTATTTCTGGCCCACATGTGATGTTCATTATTAGGGTCTTTAACCTCATCTTTGCCAACAAGACCCAAAGCTTGAGCGTTATGCCAATGGATGTCTCCTTCAAGTATCTTTTGAGCATAACTCCCGCCGTCGTAACGAGCCATAAAATGAGCCAAGCACCGTAATTCCAACCCAGAAGCGTCAGCTCCAAGAACAAGCCAACCATCTGGGGCATAGAACAGAGAACGAAATTCAGCACCCATGAAGACTCCCACGGCAGGGACTTGGGCCAGGTTAGGATGATTATGTGTACAACGGCCAGTAACAGCGCCGTTAGTAATAACATGCCCGTGGATTCGTCCATCATTTGCTACGAGCTTGAGCCATGCGTTGCTACCCTCGGCGAGCTGACCGATTCTTTTCTGAACGAGAAAATACTCGGACAGCAACTTGGCTTCGGGGTATTCGAGCTGTGATAGAACATCTTCATCTACCTTCGGTTGTCCTTTCTCGGTAAAATCCTTGGGCTGCCAGCTATACTTTTCTTGGAGCCTTTCGATGATCTCTTGTCGTGAACCGGGATTGAACGGAGTGAGCTTAGGTTTCCATACCGGCACTCCCGCTGTATAGCCTCGTGAACGATTGTCTCGTTTAGGCGTGAAATAGCTTCCGCGATCTTTAGGAGGAAATATCTCTTGCAGCGAGAATTCGAGAGAACTGCGCTCCTGAGCAAGTTTGCTGTAGTATTCAGCCGCTTTCGTTCCGTCAAAAGGAAATCCATTCTGCTCTTGCTGGAAAATAATTCTCTGGAATTGATGCTCAAGATTGATCGCCTCCTCGCTGTAGTGTTGCTTGCAGATCAGGTCATAGAGGGCCTTTGTCACAACTACGTCCTGTCTGTTGTAACTGCACATGGCTTCGGACCATTCCTGCCAGTCGGTCGTCTCTGAAAAATCTCCCTTAAGGACACCTAAACGATGCCCCCAAGCTCGCAGGCTGTGGGAGCCAACGAGCTTGGAGGGGAAATGAAAATAACAATCAGAAGGTGTCTTGGCGTGTCTTATTTTGTCGAAGTCGATTTCGGCGAGGTTGGGCCAGATGAGGCGGGAGAGGACGAGGGTATCAAGGACTTTGCCATGGAGATTAAAGTCTGGATAAACCTTACACAGAGCAGGAATGTCGAACGTAAGACCATTATGCCAGACAGTAATATCAGCATCGCGGAGTCGAGATAGGCCGTCAGTAAGTCGTGCGTACTGTCCTCTATCTGAAAAAGTTTCCACGCTTCCTTTATCCACGTCATACACTGAGAGACAGTGAACTTTAGATGTTCTGTCGAGAAGACCATTCGTTTCGATGTCGCAAACAAACACATCAATCAACCTCCGCAATGTATTCAGCTTCTAGCATCTCATGGGCTTCTGACAGGTCAATGTCATACTTCTCGCAAAGTTTAAGCAGAAATTAAAGTTCGTCATCGTAATCGTCCATCAGTCATCGTCCCCTGTACACAGGCCGAGAAACCAGCCGCCGACGAACGCGAGAAACATTCCAAAGTACATCATCAGAAATCACACTCACCTTCTAGCGGGCCATCAGGCCGCTCTTGAGCATCAGCCATTCCCACCATCTGCGCAACAGGGGCTTCTGGGTCTTGCGCTCCATCATATTTTCTCTTCGATTTCGCATAATGTTTTCGTACTGGCGTTTCTGGCTCTGTTTGAGCTTCATAGTTTTCCTCCGATCTGAACGGGTTATCGTCCGGCTTATCGATGGCCGTGAGTCGTCCTGTCCTGTTGTCATAACGCAGGGTATCGACTTCGCCGATCACTCCTGTGTAGCGATTTTTGAGCACGATCATGCGACTTTCGTTGCCGTGTTCTTCGTCGCGCTGATCTCTGCAAAGCGCTACGACCGTATCTGATAGCTGTTCCAGTCCACCTGAGCCTCGCAGGTCGGTTAAACTAGGTTCCTTGCCGTCGTTCCAACTCTCGCCTTGCGCGGGTCGCTTGAGGTGTACAACCCCCAAGACGCCGATGCCTGTGTCTTCGACAAGGCTGCGTAGGGCGGTCATGAGTTGATCTATCTGCTTGCGTTCGTTATCGCCAGCGTCACGAAGACCGGAAACAACTATCGAGATATGGTCGAGTACAAGAAAGTCAATGCCGCAAGAGACGGCCATGTAACGGATGCGGGACATGAGCGTGTCGATGTCTGAACTGCCGAAGTGGTCATATAAAAAGAACCGCCCTTCTTGGCCGATAGTGGCCTTGTAGGCGGCTCTTAAATCTTCTTCGGTTACTCCTTCACGAGTGAGGTGCAAGGGTTTGTTCAGGTAGATGGACAGATAGCGCTCGGCTGCACGGCGCTTGGACTCTTCAAGTGCCATGACACCGATCGTCAAGCCTTCGTTCATCATCAGGTGGTACGCGATCTCATGCACGACAGTGGATTTGCCGATACCGCTGCCCGCTGTGAAAAGCCACAACTCCTTCTTTCGGATGCCCTCGGTCATGACGTTGAGCTTCCTGTATGGGGTGGTGTAGCTTTTCTCCGGGGGCTTGATGATCTCAGCCCACAGGTCTTCGCCTCCGATAATGCCGTCGGGTCGGTAAGGGCGGGCCTGCCAAATGGAGTTAACAAGCTCTTCGGTACGACCTGCTTTGAGCATGTCGTTGGGGTCTTTGAGCGGCAGTTCCATGATATATGCTTTGCCGGGACTGAGGACTTGGGCCGCTGCATTGGCAGCTTCTTGTCCGGGTTTGTCCATATCAAAGCAGATCACGACTTTCTCAAAACTCTCAAGCCATTCGATGTTGTCCTTGAACGCCTTGACTGCGCTGCCTGCACCGTTGGCAAGGCTGACGACAGGCCACTTATTGCCCTGAACTTGAGATAGGCTCAGACAGTCGATCTCGCCCTCGGTAACAACGACCATTTTGCCGCCTGCGGCGAAGAGGTGTTGGCCGAAGAGCT